TACCTGCATCAGTGACGCGAGACGGGGCAAGGTAGAGCGGAAAAGCTCACAACCATAACCAGACACTTGTAAAGAGTGCGGAGACTGTTTCGCGCCGTTGTTGGGCTTATAGAAAAGTCCCGCAGGGGAATTGTAGGGGGAATTCTCACTTGCGTTAGAAGTCTGCGCAAAATGCAAGTCACACTGAGCAAGCGCATCTTCAATTTTGGGGATAGAAATTGAACCATGCTCAAAAGCAAACGTGGCATAATCAAGTTTAACAACCGTTTTCATGTGAGAAAAACCACCTTTCATTTCCATGGTTAAATGTTAACACAATATGAAAGAGCTGTCAAGAGGAAATTTCAAAAAGGTGGGCGTATTACACGCACGCCCACCGGCTCCCGCCGTCACGGCAGTCTCTACGTATCGGAACCCCCTGCCAGTCTGTTTTGGAAGGGCAAGGGCTTTGCCCTTGCGGGGACGGGGGACGCGGTGGAGACGCTATCGCGTGACTAAACGTAGCAACTGCCTGCGAAATTTCTCCGGAGAAAAATAGAATTTCCTATTGACAAATAGAAGTTCCTATGCTACAATAGAAGCATAAAAGGAAAGGAGTTAAGCCCATGAAAGTTAAATCAAAATTCCTCGAAAAGGTCTTTACGGAAAGAATCGTCTACACAAAAAACTATCAATACAGAGCAGTCAAGTACACCGCAGTCAACGAAAAAGAAGAGTTTTACGACTTTTTTATCATCATGCGTATTGACATTAACGACGTTGATACAACGAGATATCTTGATGATATTTTCTGGGAGTTCATCGCACAGACAACAGACGGAAAAACATTCACGAGATTTTAAAATAAAAAAACCTCCCCGACCATAACAGGCACGGGGAGGATTTTTTTTTTTTCAGCGGCTATCGCCGCAACAAAACGAAGAGAATTAACGCTTAGTGATAACCTGCTCTGTATCGTATTCTAATGCACTTACCTGCTTCACGGATTTGGGGATGGTATACCATCTTGCCCGCCCCGCCTTGCGTACCGTGTTGACCAGTTCTTGACCTCCCTCGGGGCGATGTTCCATAGCAATACATGAGCGATACGGAGTAAGGCGGCAGAACCAGCCAATGCGGTTGCAAAGGTAAATGCGATCACAAAGGTCACGTATCTTTTTATCAAAGTCCATGGTCTGAGACGATACAATAATCGTCAAATGATATTTGCGCTGCATCTTGAAAAACTCGACAGCTTCACGGGGCATAGTTTTAAAATCACGATTAGAGTGCAGCACGCCAATTTCGTCAATGAGAATAAGGGAATCAGGAATAAAGGTCTGTTTCCAGTATTCCGGCTCTAACTCGTAACCAATACCCATATTGCTATAGATAAGCCCCTTATTAGCACGAAGCCACTTATCAGCAACACGAGACATATACAGAGACTTCCCAGAACCTTTTGAACCAACAACAGCTTCAAGTCTGTAGGGGTTTTTGCAATAGTTATCGATATAAACAAAAAGCCAGCAAACGCAAAAGATAAGAATACCATAAAGCATAAATATAATCCTTTCTAAACGAGAAAACGTCGCCGACCATAAAAATGGTCGGCGGCGTTTTCTCTCAATCGTTAGGAACGACCGGGAATCCAGCGGCGGAGGATACGGAGTACGATGCCCGCAATAGTGAGAATCACGAAGACAAGAAGAATGGGCTGAGATTCATAGAAATCAATGAGCTGACCCATCCAAGTGATCATCGAGGTGAAGAACTCACCGACCAAAGAAAGCAGCGTGGCAAGAATAGAAGCAGAAGCGCCCTGAAGTCATCATCCTTTCATAAAATATTTATGGCACCTGTCACGGACGGAGCAGGAGAACCAACATAGAGAAAACAGCAGCGAAGATAATGAAATAGCCAATTTCGGGGACAGAAAAGATACCGAAACAGTACTGTAAAGGAAGAATTTCCATCAGCTCATGCGCCCCCAAATCGCGTTTTTAATCCAAGTAACAGTAGTAATAAAGACAAGGACAACAAGCAAAGCAGAAACGAGAGCCTGCGGGTTGAGGACCTGAGATGTAGTAGTGGAATCCTCCTCATAAGGAAGCTGAATAAGTTGAGTTGAACTGTTATAGGAATACCTTTCGGACGTATAACCGGACTTGTGCACCGTCTCAGTGCGTTCGATGAAAAACGTATCTCCGAACCAATCCATAATAGCAGTGAAACTATTAGAGACAGCAGGGAGATTAGCATACAAAGCCGGAGTATCTGCGGCGCGGTCATCATAAGCGGTAAAACTCCCTTCAAAAGGCAATTCAACTTCCTCTGGTACATAGCCGTCGCGGAGGTCTGGAGATTCAGTGATATTCTGCGCGGGTTGCTCAGGAGCAGGAGAAGCTTCCGAGGGGGATTCAGCAGCGGCTTTAGCGTCCATATCAGCGACAGCCTGCGCGGATGCCTTGAGATAATCATACTGCTGCACGGTCATATCACAAGTACTACCATCTTTATACTGCACTGTGTAGACGGTAACGCCGTCAGAATCAACCCAAGTTTTGATAATAGCAGGAACTTCCATCATTAATCACCCTCATTCCAAAGACTACGGAGAACGAAACCAACAAGAGTAAGCAAAAAGAGTATAAGGACTAAGCCGCCATAAGTACCCAAGTGAAAAAACGGCATATTAAGTACTTTATAGACAAACGAAGTAACTACACCGAGAGTTGCAACAAAGTCTACCATGGCAACAAATCCTTTACAAATTTATATATCCCGAGACCAACGAGAAAAACGACAACAGTGATAACGAGTGTGCCACCGGAACCAAAAAGCCCGAAAACGGACTTAAAAAAGTCAATAAAACTCATCCGTCAACCGCCTTTCTAATGAGCATTCGGAGAAAAACAGCACCGAAGCAAAGGAGAGAAACAGAAAAAAGAAACGTGCCTAAATTCTGAAAAAGACCGCGAAGAAGAGAAGAAGCGCCCGCAGCAATAGAAGAATCGACGGAAGAAGAATTGTTCAACGAATTCAACACATCCTTAGAATCTTTCAGGGTATCAGAATCTATGTCAAATTCATCAGTAATAACTTTCTGCAAATCCTCTGGAGAATCGGAAAGCCAGGCACCAAGCTTAACGTCAGGCAAAAGAGAAGCAGGAACAAGGAGAGAAAAAGCGAAAGAAGCGGTAGTATCAAAGGCAGAAGCAGAATAAACAGGGGAGGAAGAAGGCTTTTGCACAAAAACAAAACCAATGTCAGAAGATGGAATAGTATATCCGGACGGATAAGGGACAAAAGAATGAGTTCCCAGAAGATAACGATTAGAATTGAGATTTATTTGCATCAAACTAGAATAAGCATTAGGAGGAACAATAAACGAAGAATCACCACCCTGCAAAACATAGCCACTTGCGGAAGAAGAAGTAGATTCACGGAATGCAAAAGGATATGAATAAAAGGGGGAAGAAAAAGTGAAAGAATCTAAAGTATCAGTAGAAGAGCCAGAAGAAGAACCGGCAGTATTACCGAAAGAAAGAATACGGTCTGAACGGCTAAAAGAAGAAGTTAAAAAACCATAAGTTCCAGAGGGTTGAGAAGAAGTAGAATAAACGCGGACAACAGAAGTTTGAGGGGAAAAGCCAAAACCAACAGGGAAAGAGGGAAGTTCAGACCAAAGACCAGAAGCACCGCGAAGAGGATAAGGAAAAGCGCAAGCATAATCATAAGCTAAGCCAGAATCGTTAGCTAAATAAGAAACATCAAACGCATCCGTAGAATAAGAAATAGAATACGGCAATGTATAAGAAGAACCAGAAACAGAAATAGGAGAGCAAAGAAGCTCAAAACAATCTATGCCGTGAGAAACAAGCTTACGCCAAACAAACCATGACCCATGATGACTATAGAAATCATCCAAAGATGGCATAACCATTTCCGTGTCAGAAGCAAAACAAGGAGTACACAAAGAAAGAGAAACCATCAGAGACGCGAAAAGGGCGACGAAGCGCTTAAATAAGTGCAGGTAATTTTTCATCACTTCGCCACCACCTTTCGAGACATCAAATAACGGAGGTCAATCCGCAATGGTTGCGGGGTTAGGATTCGAACCTACAGCTTCACGTTCAGAGCGTGACGTGCTACCATTGCACCACCCCGCCATGTGAGAGCGGCGAACCGCTCTCCCATAGGAAATGAAAATTAGGTTTGAACAAAGAAAGTTAGACTTCCTCAATTCCGAGAAGATATCCGTTGCGGTCAAAGTCGAGGTCATACGCAGCGCCAACGACAATGAGCGCATACGGCATCATGCGAGCATCGACATTGATTCTATCAACCTGCACACCGTCATTGTCATCGTTTGCACGCATAGAATATTCGGCCATAAGAGTGGTAAAATCATAGTCTTTGCCCTGCTTGGAAGTGCCAGCGCGGCGGGACTTACCAACTACGGTAACTTTCATAGAGTGACCATCCTTTCATCAGAATAAAGATATATCATCAAACCCATCTTCACTAAAGGGAGAAGGGTCATCAGCTACTTCGCGGAATTCCTCAACGGCAATGCGCGAAGATTCCGAGAATTGTGCGACTTCCTGCGTCAGTGCCAGAGGGGAGAACGGAAGGCGCTCATTATAGAACTGCTCCCACTTGCAACAAGCGAGGAAAAGAAGCTCAGGACGATAAAGCAGAATATCAATAATCCGGTGGCCGAAGACATTCGCAACATAGGACATTTTTTGTTCCTCGGTATGGATAGAAACAGAAAACTTTTGGGCAAGGTCATCACTAAGGGGATGCAATAAGTCCTTAGTGAACAGAATATTACGCGCTTCGAGGTCTGTCACGAATTCCATGTCATCCCAGCCATCAGGGAGAAGAGTTTCATTCCCGTACCGATTCCACACTTTACGGAGATAGGCGAAGAGCTTGTCATGGTCTTCGTAGTAAAACCAGAAAAGTGGAGACGGGTCATAGACGGAACGAGAACCAGAACGTACACGAGAAGTATATTTCAATTCCATCTCGTAACGAATAATATAGGAATCATCAGGGCAGTCCAGAAACTCACCAGAAGACACACAGAGCTTTTTTTCAGGGTCTTGTAAGGACTTATTATAGATACGACAAAAGACCGCAGAAGACGTTCTACGACCAATATAGACGGTAGTAGAATCGCCATAGCCCTGATACATGAACTTGCGAACCTTACGGGCTTTTTCAGGGTAATTCATTTCATCGACAGAAGCAGAAATAACACCCAAATAGAACTCGCGCCACCGTTCTTTTGTCATAACAACATCGAAACAAAAATCAAGACGGGAAAAGTGACCGAATTCGTGACCTACCTGCATCAGTGACGCGAGACGGGGCAAGGTAGAGCGGAAAAGCTCACAACCATAACCAGACACTTGTAAAGAGTGCGGAGACTGTTTCGCGCC